TCAGGCATTGGATTAGGTTTATGCCAAATAATATCTTGTCTTAGATACCATCCATCCGCACGTAATGCGAATGCAAGCATCCAAGGTATACCAATAAGATCCTTTTCTTTTAATCCCTCTAACTTGTTACCACGTTTATTGCATTTGTCTGGTAAATCTTGCTTTGTCTTACTTACAGACTGCTTAGGATATGATTGTCCTTTACCAGGTCTGTAGTTGTAATAACTATCACCTATGTTAACCCACAGTGTACCATCATCAGTTAGGCAATCTCTTACCAAACTAAAAACTTCAACTAAGTTTTGTATGAATTCTTCAGGTGATTGTTCCTGACCTATTTGGTTCTCTTCACCACCATAATCCCTAAGACCATAATAAGGCGGTGACGTTACACACATCCTCGCCTTATCTTTGTATGAAGCAAACTGTTTTAACGTCTCTCTACAATCTCCATAGAGGATAGAATTTCTCATTAACCAAAGGATGAATCAGGTTCTAATGCAATAAAGTATGTAAGATCATAATCCTTACACTTAAATCTGGACAATAGTTTTTGAGATATAACAACCTCATAAGTACCAGGTATAATCTTAATATTCTCTACTTTAAAATTAAATACAAAACTATCTGATGTCTCACCAACTGTAATAGCAAAATCATTAGAGGTATCATTCTTCTTATCTCTAACAACAATCCTTACAACACCAGCATCACCAATAACTGCTAAGTCTGGTAACTGATAAATTGCTGCTGCCTTAAGCAAACGATCTAACTGTTGAGTATTAAGTTCAAATGATACATCCTCACTAGGAAGATCTAGATTTTTATCAGGAGGTGTAACTATTACACTAGGATCTGCAAAGAAGTATTTGGATCTCATCCTACCTTCTTTAATAACCACATGATTATCATTAGTAAAATCCAAGTCTGGATTCTGATGCAATCCCATACCATTAAGGAATTGATTCAAATCATATATACCAAAATCCTTTGGGAATTCTTCATTAACTTCTGCTTCCGCAAGAATGTTCTTCATCACACTCATGGTGCGAAGTTTACTACCCTCTTTAAAAAGAATAGATTGATTAATGTTGCTAAAATTCTTGAGTAGATTGACAGTTTTATCAGAAAGTTTCATAACGAGTGTTAGTGTAATCAGGTTCTTTAGTGTTGCCACTGAAGTAATAAAGGAGTAAGCAATAATGCATTGCTTTTAGGATGTCTTGCTTTGCAGATCCCTTCTTATCATAGCGACTCAAATACTTAATTGCATTGGAGCGACAGAATGATTCTGCATCACCTACAGAGTGAATAAGATCAAGGGTTTGAGTATCTGAACTTTTATTTGTGTAATGCCCTCTATAAGTAGAAGAGACATAATCCTTAAGATCTGCAATACCTTTATCTTCTTCATACTTTTGAGATTTAAAATCCAGATTTGGTTCTGGTTTTGATTTCTCACTGAGGAATGGTGTATCAACAGGAAGAGTAAACTCTTCTTCATTTGCTGTAGATGTTCCAAAGGTAATAACATCTTCACCTGGTCTAAAACTACTAGTATCAATGTTAATAGTTTCTGCTGCACCAACCATATTCTCTACTTGGAAGTCAACTGCACTAGCATAGTGATTGGTTCCACCAAGACTAAAGTCAACTCCATCCATACTTGCAAACAAATCTTCATCTGTTGCATTAATATGATGTGCTATTTGATCATCATTATCTGCTAGAGGATCAGTAGGGAATGGATTTGGTCTATCAGGATCATTCCTATTGTAATCATACCAATACTTAGAGTGCTTTGGTTCAGGATTAATTAGATCATACTCATCACTCTCTTGTGGAGTGATGGTATTTGATTCTGGTTTTGGATCATACTCATCACTCTCCTGAGGTGTTACTCTATTCTCGTCACTCATAATAGACATGCTTTTCTCCTAGTATTATATCAAGGATTGATCTTCTTGTCCATCTTCTTCTGATGGTACGAAGTCAGGATCAACTTTATCATAGAGTTCAAGGAAGGACTGCTTAGTCTCATCATCAAATCTATTAAGGCATATGTTAACTGCCTTCTCTTTGTTATTAAAGATACTAAACGCTCTAATGATGTGTGTCAAGCGACGAGTACTAATAACTTCATCAATACCACCATCATAGAATGTCTTACGGATGATGTCTGCCCAGTCTACAAGACGCTGACAGAAGTCAGAATGTTGATTAAGGTCATGGTCACCTTTAGATAGTCCAACCTCTATTGCCTTTGCTACAAGGATCTTAAATTCAGTTTGAGGTGAAGGATACTGTTGCTCAAAAGTTACACAGAATCTCTCTAGGAATGCTTCATTAAGAACATTAGTTCCTATGAACCTACCATCATCAGATCCCTTACCCTTGGTATTAGCAGTAGCAAGAACATTAAAACCTGGAGCAGGTTTTATAAACTTACCAATCTTCTTAAGGAATACTCCTTTACCTTCTAGGATTGACTGGAGGCACAAGATCTTGTTAGAGGCAAGATCAACTTCGTCCAGAAGCAAGATTGCCCCTCTTTGTAGTGCTTCGATAACAGGACCGTTGTGCCAAACAGTGCTGCCATCAATAAGACGGAAACCGCCAATGAGATCATCTTCGTCCGTTTCGACTGTGATGTTGACACGAATTAACTCCCTTCCTAATTGAGCACACGCCTGTTCGACGCTGAATGTTTTACCATTACCAGATAGACCAGTAATGAATGTTGGATAAAATAACTTGGATTGAATAATCTTCTTAACGTCATTAAAGTTTCCAAACTTAACAAAAGTTGAATCCTTCTCTGGGATAAGATTTTGAACTACAGCAGGAACAGCAACAGGAGCAGCAGGTGCTTTGAATGAACGTTCGATTTTTTCAACTGCTTTAGTAGTAACTTCCAAATTCCATTTACCCTTCTCTACTTTATGCTTAAGTAGTTTTTTAGTAACTGTCTGATAACCAATATCATTCATGGCACAGAAGGCACGAATATCAGCAGCAGTAAATTCTGTGCCGTATGTTTTCTTCAAACCATCTTTGATTTGGTCTTCAGTCATTTTAATTTCAAAAGGCATAATGATGTATTTGTTTTGTTATATACATTATATACTCTTACAATACAGGAGTATATAGTAGGTGTACCAGTTTTTCAACTGGTTTATCATGCAATTAATTCCACGAATTCCCCTAAGACTTTCTTGTTTAGTTTTTTAGTCTTCAGAGATTTGAAGAATGCTCTTTTAATTTGTGCCTTAGTTGCATTGACTTCAACTTCAAAATCATCGTCTGCTGCAAGAGTAGCAGAGGATAGACCAAAGTACTTATTGTATCCATCAAGTTCCATAGAGAAACTCTTAGTCTTCTTCCATTGTGATTTTGCTTTAAGTGCTTCTGGAGTATTCCATCCCAAGTAACGATCAATAAAGTATCCAGAATCACGAGGAGCAAGAAGTCTAATACCAACAAAATTGATACCTGGATTACTGTCCTTTACATACTCTATAAGAGTACCTGTAAACTCATTCCATGAATGCTTAATCCTATATGTTCTACCATTCTTACGGTTGCGTAAATGATCCTTTACTGCATTAATAGAATTCTGTCCTAAGTATGGTGTATCTTCCCAACGACGTTCTACTAACTTATGCTTAGGAAGGTGATTTGCTTCACCATCAGTAAGAATAACACATTGAACTTTTTGAACACCAGTTTCCTTTTTAAACTTTGGAAGGATTTGATTTAAGGCAACTATTGTCTCGTTCAATGGAGTTCCAGAGAGTTGTAATCTTGGTGGAGTAGGGTATGAGCAATAGTTCCTCATTCCATAAGCAACTTTCCAAATAGTACGTAATTGTTGTTCAGAATCTTTACTAGTTGAATCACTATTAAAGAATTCCATTAAAGAGAATCTATCATCTACAGCAAGCAATCCATCCTTTGGAGTATAGTGTTGAAGAAGATTATATCCATTACCTTCTATACTGCGATTGAACTCATAGGTAAAAGCATAAACCTTAAAAGGAATACCAACTTTTCTGCAGAACCATACAAGATTGTACAACTGCTTAAGAGTATCCATTAAGCAATTTGCCATTGAACCTGACCAATCAAGAATGAATACTAAACCATGATTCTTACCATCAGCAAGAGTTGTTACCTTCTTGAATAGATCTTCATTGTACTTATAAGTATGAAGTTTAGAGCAATCTAAAACTCCAGTCTTAGATACTGTTGCTCTTGCATATGAATCTGCTGCTTTCTTACACTCAAATTCTTTAACAAGATAATTTACTTCTTTTTGTGCTTCCTTCCTATACTTTTGATATTCCTGTTCAACTTTGGCATCCTCTTCTAGTAGATACTCAATTCCTTCATTAAAATTGGTTACATCTTTTTCATGCTGTCTCCAATAATCTTGGATGTAAGTATGAATAGACTCATTTGAATTAATAACAGTATTCAAATTTAGTTCAGGCAATTCAATATATTCATTTGGTTGTGCTTCATCATTAACTAGATCTTTGATTGCTTTTGCTAATGCTGTGTCAGTTCTAACTTTAGGTTCTGTTGGTTCAGTATCTTCAACAGGAGGACCACTTGCATTATTACCTCTACCTTCACTTAGATCTTCTAAAGGATACTCTGTATCATCTATACCTAAATCTGGACGACCTTCTTTAGTACCTTCTTCTCCATCACCTTCACCATTCATCTGATCTTCATTATATGATTCAAAGACATCTTCATTCATATCATCACCCTGACTATTATTTCCTTCCATCTTCATCATCGCTTCAAATTCTTCTTCTTCCTCCTTCTGCTTTGCTTCTTGCTCTGCAAGTTCTTGCTTACAGTAGTTGTATAACATCTCTGCTGCATCTTCTGCATCTTCAAAAGTCTCTGCATTAGAAGTTGCATCAACAATCTTTTGCTCTTCCTCATTAAATTGAATACCCATAAAAGGACCAATTTTAAAATGAAGATTCATTCTATCTGCAAGATTCATCTCATCAATATCAACACCAGCAAGATCAAAGAAGTCATCCTTATATAATTGATTATATCCACCATAAAATGTTTTAGGAAGACCTTCGTACTTACGCTTCATTAACTTTTCAATACGAGCATCTTCTGTAACATTAAGGAATGTCTGAGGAATACCTTTTCTTGGATCTCTATTAGGTGTGAATAGTGCATGTCCTACTTCATGAGCAACTAACATATCATATACACTCTCTTCTGCATCCCACATTGGTAGAGTCAAGACACGACTCTCAACATTGAACATTGCAGTCTCTACTTGCTTGTTCTCTATGATAAGATCTTCAGTAGCAAGTAGTTTTGCTAGTTGACCTTTGATCTCTAGATTAACTGTTTTGTTCATGTGTCTCCTTTATATGTACCCATTATAAAACCCCTTCCGTGGGGAAGAGGTGTTAAGTAGACGCTTTTTTAATTGTCTACGTCTTTCTCTTGCACTA